ATAAAAAACGCTTATAGAGTCTCAAGACTTGTTGTTTTGCCTGATTTTCAAGGTTTAGGAATAGGAATTAAAATATTAAATATATTTGGTTCAATGTATAAAAAAAACAAACAAACTCTTTATATTAAAACAAGTAATCCGTCACTTTTTATTGGTATGAGTAGAAATACCAAATACTGGATTTTAAGTGGAGAAACAAATAATGTAGAACAAATTAAAAAATCAAATAAAAATATTTTAAAAAAAGCTAAAGAAGGAATAATTAAATTTCAAACAGGTATAAAAACTATAAAAGAAAGTGTTACAAAATCTTACAAATATATTGGTAAACAATTTGAAGATGAAATTCACATTATTACATTTAATGCTGATGCTTGGAAAAATGTAGCACAAAATCAAACAAGATTATTTTAAATTTAAAACAAATAACAATGAAATATAATGAAAAATATCATAACAATAAATTAAATTTTTTATTAAGTATAAATTCAGACAGATTAAGAACTATAATGGATATTGATACTTTAATTACAAAATATAATACAAAATATACTTTTATAATTGATCATAAAAATAAAAATGATAAATGTAGTATAAACTTATATAAACAATTAAGTAACTTAAGCAATATAAAATTAAATGATAATTCAATTATAAAATGTTTTATTGTTAAAAGCGAAATTAAAATTGACGATAATTTTTTAAACGCTAAAACAATTAATGGAATTTCTTATATTCAAGAAATAAAAAATAATAAATACGGCAAAGAGCCTAAAGACTTTATTGAAAATGAGTATAATATAACAAATGACAAATTTCTAGTAGATTTTTTTAAACCTGAAAAACACGATTTAACTAAACTTAAAATTTCAGCATATGAGCAGTTAAAATGTTTCTAATTATAAACAAACTAAAACAAAGAACAATGACAGATTTACCTTGGTTTAAATTCAACCCAAATCAATGGCTAACGGGAACAATAAGTTTCTTAAGCCTAAAACAACAAGGCTCTTTTATGAAAGTAGTCTGCTATTATTGGAGCAAAGAGTGTAAAGTTCCATTTGAACAATACAAAAGAATAATTCCAGACGATTATGAAAGTCTAATAAAAGTTGGAATAGTTAAACAAAAAAATAAAAATATTATTATTGACTGGCTAGATAAACAATACAAAGAACGTAAAGAAGCACACAATAAAAGAGTTGAGTCAGGAAGAAAAGGCGGAAAGCATAGCTTAAGCAATGCTAAAGCATTAAGAAAAGAAAAGAACATAAAAGATAAATATGAAAATGATAACGTCTTAAAAGTATCTGATGAGGTTAAAAAACTTTTAACAAAATGATAGTAGAAGACGACAGCGCACTTAAATATTTATATGACTACAAAGACGGTAAAATTAAGCAAGGTCTTAAGATAGGTTGTAAACTGGATGAGAACTTAGTTTTAAAAAGAGGAGAGTTTAATCTTTGTTTAGGCCTTGATAATGTAGGGAAGACGTTTTGGTTGCTTTGGTATTTTACAACACTTGCTAAAATACATAAATTAAAATTCATTATTTGGTCTGGTGAAAATAAGTCCTCACAATTAAAAAGAGACATCATTGAAATGTGGACAGGCACAAAATTAAAAGACTTAAATAAGTTTGAGATATTAAAATACAATAAAGAAATAAGTCAATATTTTAAGTTTATAGACAATAGAAAACTTTACAGTCATATTGAACTCTTTAACATCTTTGCAAAGTCTGACGCTGATGTCTGCGCTATCGACCCTTATACAGGATTGAATCACGATAGAAGAGTTAATCAATTTGACAGAAACTACAATTTTTGCAATAGTGCTAGAGAGTTTTGTAATAAAACAAAAAAGACTTTATTTGTTAGCATACATCCTCAAACTGAAGCGGCTCGAAGAGTTTATCCTCCAGACCATTTACTTAACGGTCACATACAAAATCCTCGTAAGGCTGACTGTGAAGGCGGCCAGGTGTTTCCTAATAGAGTCGATAGTCTATTTGTATGTCACCGCCTCATTTCACATCCTGACTTGTGGCCTATGACAGAAATACACATTTTAAAAATTAAAGACCGAGAATCAGGAGGAAAGCCTACAATGTTAAACGAGCCTTTAAGATTTAATTATAATAACGGCTTAGGCTTCACAATCGGAGGAGTTAATCCACTTAAAAACACAGAGAATTATGGATGAGTTAGAATTGTTACTAAGAAAAAATAAATTACATATTTTAATTATAAAAGCAATGCACGACTGTGATAAGGGTAAACCATCTAAAAATAGATTAGATGCGTTAGAGACGCTTAAAACGACTATTCACGAGTTAGCTGATTACAACAGAAACTTATTAAAAGAAGTTAGAAAGTTGCGTTTAGATAACGCAGTACAGACTAAAGATATAGTTGAACTTAAAATAAAAATTAGTAAATTACAAGAGTTAAAAGAATTATAATTATGGAACATCTTATTAACAATATTTATTATTTAATGTTAGCTTCTCACTTTTTAGCTATAATCTCAGGAATGTGTTTATTAAAAATTATACAAATATATTTAGAAAATGAAGAAAAGGACTCTTAACGAATATCGTCAAGTTAAAGACTCAGTTTACATTCATATTTACGAGGATGAGTTAAAGACTAATAAAATATTAAGTTATATATTAAGAGAGTATTGTAAGAAATATCCAAACGACAGAGACTTAGGAAAGCAAATAAGAAAACTAATAAACGATGGCACTAAACGCAAATAAAAAAGGAAAACGATTCGAGCTAAAAATAGCAAACGAATTAGCAAAAGAATTTAACTGTAAAATTAAAAGGACTCCGCTTTCTGGCGGTATGGATTTTAAAGGAGACATTTTGTGTATTGACGATAACTCTATTATGTCAGAGTTTTCGTGGGAATGTAAGAACCAAGAGAAACTTAATATTTGGAAAGCACTAGCGCAGTCTCGTAATGACGCGCCGAGAGGAACTATTCCTTTAGTTTGTTTTACGAAAAATTTTGAATTAGATTATGTTGCTATTGAGTTTAACGACTTTGTTAATATTGTTAAAGAATTAGAAGAGTTAAGAAATGAAAGAAACACTAAATAAAATTGCTGATATTATAGACGACTATAATTCAACTGACATCTTTGACGGTCAGACGCTTAACAACCAATTAAAACAATTAACGTCTATGTTATATCACGTTGAGACAATAAGAACGAAAGCACATCAAGACTTTGAGTCTGTTATTCATAGTAAGGTAAAAGAGGGTTTCAGCGTTGCCAGGGCAACAAACGAGGCAAACGTTGCTGTTCCTGAGATGTATAGACTGAGACGTTTATTAGAGTCAGGGTATAGAGTAGCTGACTCAATGCGAACTAATATAAGTTTTTTAAAGTCAGAAATGTATAATGTTCAAAAAGATTATTAATTTTACGAAATGAACGACAAGCTAATTAAGAAAATAGAAAATTTTATTTTGTTTATTGGTCGAGAATATAGAGTTGTTCAATTACAAGATTTTAAACAGGATATAATTTTACTCTTATTAGAAAAGGGAGAGGACTTTATTATACAATTAGAAAAAGAAAACAGCGTTAAGAAATACATTTACAAACTTTGTTTATTTCAAATAATAAACGAGAGAGGACAATATCAACGTAAATACTATATACCGTCACACTTTCAAGACTTAAAAGATGTAGATACTTATTCAAATAGTTGTTTTAAAGATGAGGTCTTAATTGAATTAGTGAACTCATTATCTGGTTTAGATAAAATACTTATAGAACAACTCTTAATATGTAGAGGAATAAAGTCTTGTTTGTCTGAGAAAAGTAAAATAAGCAACTCAACTATTAATTTTAAAATAGATGAGCTGTCTAAAAGAATAAAACAAAAATGGCAATTAAACGAGTTCTATGGTTGAGATAATTTTAATAATAACACTAACGACAACTTGGTCGGATTACGCTAGACCAATGTTAAATATATTAGACTTTAAGCCTTTTAATTGTAGCTTTTGTCTGACGTTCTGGATATCAATAATAGTTTTTTTTATAAATTTTAATTATATTGTGTTGTCTAGTTGTTTATTTTTGCGTATAATAGAGAGACGATTGTTATGAATGCTAAACAAGTAATAAAAATATATAAGTTAACAAGTGCTTTTCCGTCAACTATCGGAATAGACTTTTTAAAAAAAGAATTAGAACCAATACTAAAACAAATTAATCCAGAGATGCGAATTAGTTGGGCGTGTAATAGTTGCGTTAAAAACCAAATGGCTCAATTATACGGTTGGTTATTAAGACAGGAAGAGACAGAGAAAAAAGTAGTAAAAAAGAAAACAGTTAAAAAGAATGTCACAAAACGAACTCGAAAGAAAGGGAAAAGTTAGCTACGGATATTTTATAGACGAAGAGGGTCTATTCTACTATTCAGAAATGAATGGAGAGGTCTATGAGATGTTTAGTATAAACGGAGTCTCATCAATGACATTAAACGACAATTACGATTTTAGAATTTTAGAATTATCATATATATACAACTTAGATGAATTGGACAGAGAAGACGAACTATAAAAAAGAAATGATGAAAAGACGTTTAACATATAATGGAAAGCAAGTTTATATTAAAAAACTACATAGTAAATATGCTATCGTTTCTCACAATAAAGAGGGTAACGTAAAACAGTTTAAAGTTAATATAAAAGATTTAGCTGACATATGAAGCTAACACAAAAGGAAATAGCTGAACAAAAGAAATTGCACGGAGCAGAAACCGTCAATTATTTTGTGCGTTTTATGGAAGCGAGAGAGAATTGGCGAACATTGCCAGATTATTTTATTAAACAAGTGATTGAGAATAGTGACGACATTAGAGCTAATAAAGATACTAGAAAAGGAATTACTAGAAAAGACAAAAGGAAAGTTTTGCACCAGTTGGCAAATAGAAAGACTAAAACTAGCACACGAAAGAAAGACGACACCTAAATGGGTTAGAGACTTAATTAAGAAGTATGAAAAAAAAGCTAACACCTAAACAGAGAAAATTTGCTGAAGAGTATGTTAACACAGGCAATGCGTCAGAGGCTTATAGACGTGCTTATGATGTTGGAAAAAATACTTCTATTGATACTATTAAAGTTAACTCAAGTAAGATGTTAGCAGACACTAACATATCACTAACAATCAAAGAGTTACAAATTAAACAGGCTAATAAGTACGAAATAACACGCAAGGAAGTCGCTGAGGGTTATTTTAAGATGATTAAATCTTGGGAATATCTTATGGACTTAGCGTCAAAAGAAAACCTTACTAAAGAGCAGAAATCAAAGTTTTATTTACTTAAAGAAATGGTTAAGGGTTCTGACTATCGAGGTGCTTATGATTCTATTGCAAAGATGTTTGGGTTAAACGCTCCAGACAAACAAGAGATAGAACAAACAGTTCACAATATCAATATTAATATAAAGCGTGGAAGCGACTGAAATCTTTGAACGCAATTACGACAGTAAATCAAAAATCGTAGTTAATCGAGGAGGGACTCGAAGTAGTAAGACCTGGTCGTTAAATCAACTTTGTGCTTTATGGTTAATTAGTGGCAATTATGGAGACGGTCAATATTGTTATGAAGGCGTATGGACAACAGTACGTAAATATCGTACGAACTTAGACGGAACAGTTGTTAGAGACTTTGAGGATATTCTAAAAGAAGAGGGTTGGTATAATTTAGTTAATCATAATAAAACTAAAAAACAATATAGAGTAGGCAAACGTCTAGTTGAGTTTATAGGTGCAGACGATGAACAAAAGTTAAGAGGAGCTAAAAGGAATATTTTATATTGTAATGAAGCAAACGAATTAGAATACAAACAGGAGTTTTTTCAGTTGTTAATGAGAACTGAGAATAAAATCTTTATTGACTTTAACCCTGACGATGAGCAAGTATGGATTAATCAAGAGATTGAAATAAAGCGTTCTAATGAAGTCGGAGACGTTGAAGTGATAGTATCTAATTATAAAAACAATTCCTTTCTACCTAAGTCATTAATTAAAGAAATAGAATACCTTAAACAAACAGACAAAGAGTTCTGGAAAATATACGGTCTTGGAGAGTATGGTAATATAAGTGGATTAATATATGAGAATGTTAAATACGTTGACAAGATGCCTGACGCAAAACTTGTAGCGTATGGACTAGACTTTGGTTATAGTTTAGACCCTGCGGCTTGTTTAGCTGTTTACAAACGAGATAAAGACTTATATTTAAAAGAAATAGTTTACGAGAAAGGGTTAACTAATCAAGACCTGGCTGAGCGTCTTAAACCTATTGTAAATAGAGATGAGGTTATTTGCGACAGTGCAGAGCCTAAGTCAATAGAGGAGTTATATAGACTAGGCATAAACGCAAAACCTGCTGTTAAAGGTAGAGACTCAATACTTAACGGAATAGACATTCTTAAACGTTATAACATAAACGTTGTTAATAGTAGTAACTTAAAAAAAGAGTTCAGGACATATAAATGGGCGACAGACAAAAACGGAAACAGTCTACAAAAACCTATTGGCTTAGACCACTTAATGGACGCTTTGCGATACGTTGCACTCATACATTTAAAAGAACACAATAGAGGCTGGTATTCAATACGATAATTACTAAAAAAAAGTAAAAAAAATATTTTGTCATTAGTGACTAAACTAGACGATTTTACGCTCTCAACAGAGGGAGCAGTCCTTAAGCAATACTTAAGCAATGCTTAAGCAATACTCAAGCATTAAGAAGAGATAAGATAAGAAGAGAAAAGAAGAGATAAAAAAAACTTAAAAAAGTTTTGTAGTTTATAAATATATTTATATATTAGCATTGTAATTAATTAAAACAAACACAATGGAAAACTTAACACAAAAAGAAATAGATAGATTAGACGACATTAAATTATTACTAGACAACAATGAGTTTGTAGCGTGGGAAAGTGATATGTATGAATTAAGATATAAATCTTTAGATAATAAAAAAATATTAGTTGTTTGTATAGAGAATGGTTATACTACTGGTTTATGTCAAAGTGATATTTTGCAGTGTTACACTGATAAGTGGACTATTAGAGAGAATGAATATCCACAATTAAAAAATATAACTACAGTTCCTGATAATAAATAATTAAACACTAAACAAATAATTTAAGAGCTACTTTAACGAGTAGCTTTTTTTTTGTATATTTGTTTTGATTTGGATTAATTAAGGTCTAAAAGAGGAAGTCGGCAAAAGAGCGTTTCCTCTTTTTTTTTGTCTTTATTGTAAATATTGAAAAATTTGTTATATATACTAATATGGAAATAACTGTACCAACGTCCTGGGACGACATAACGCTACAAAAGTATATTAATTTAAGACCTATATTAAACACCGAAATGAGTGACATACAAAGGGTTATTAATATTCTTTGCGTATTAACAGGCGAAAAGAAAGAAGTTATTAAGAACGTAAGTTTAGACGACTATCATAAAATAAAAAAGAAATTAGCTTTTTTAAATACTGAGTTGCCTAACACGTTAAAGAACAAACGTTTTAAGATTGGTTCTCATTGGTATGAGTTTAAATTAGACGCTAAAAAACTATTATTTGGAGAGTACATAAACAATATGGAAATCTTACAAGACGCTAAAGACAATCAAGAAGTAATATTTAACAACCTTCATAAAATACTAACTACGATATGCCGACCAATTGAGAAGAAGCGGTTTAGATGGAGAGATGTTAAAGTTACTGGTGAAGTCGTTAGAGAGACAGCAGACAACTTCTTAGAGAATATGCCGATTTCAATTGCTTATCCAATTGGTGTTTTTTTTTACAATCACTTACCGAACTTAACAAAAGATATAAAAACCTCTTTGATAGCGAAAGCGAAGAGGATAATGAAAGAGTCAAAAGAGGAACTGGATTCGCTGAGCGTTGGGGTTGGTGGTCAACATTAGACAATTTGACTAACAGTAGGATTGACAAGTGGGATGAGGTTCTAGCGTGGGAAGTTATTAAAGCGTTAAACGTAGTTGCTTATTATAGCGATAAACAAAAGATGGAAAGACAGATACATAATGACTCAATGCAAAAAATTAAAAGACGATGAGTAACGACCCTTTTGATATAATGGGTTTTGACGTTTCTCAGTTAGAGGAAGTTGTTGTTGATAATCCTACAACGATGTCTCAAGTTATGGGAAACATTGCCGCTGAAATGGTTTTTTGTTTAAAACAAACTATTGACGAAAAAGGTTTAAACTTTAAAGGCAATTTAAAAGATACTGTCAGGATGCCTGTCGAGATGTTTGGTCAGCGTATGGTTGCTACTTTGTTTATGGCTGACTATTACGATTTTTTAAATCAAGGTGTTAGAGGTATTGGAGGAAATAGAAAAAGTAATAATCAACCCTGGGAACTTAAAGCGCCTAACTCGCCTTATAGTTTTAAGAAAGGGCCGAGAGTTAGTCAGATAAGAGAATGGGCAGAAAGTAAAGGACTTAACGCATATGCTGTAAGAACATCAATAGCACACAAAGGAATAAGACCTCATTACTTCT